GAGTACAATAAAGGTTGGAGGTATGTTGTTTGGGTTGGTGGTTGTGATGATTACTATGTGGATTATTCTACAGCAAAAGAACATTATGACGAATGGATTAATCAAGGTTATGATGAAGTACAGTTATTTAAATTAAAGGAGGTCGCATGACAATAAAAGGTTATTCCCTAACTATTGTATGGGGAACGAATGAAGAAGAAACCAAAACTTATACTTTTAAAACCATTAAAGAAATGGAAGCATTTCGAGATGGAGTTTATGAGTCTAATGGTTGGTGGGAATATAGAATTATTGACGAAGATGAGGAGGTCGCATGACTAAAGTTAGATATGTAGAAGCAAAGTATGATACTACTCTTTCATGGGATATTGAAGCTATTGCTGAAAAAAACAATTTTAAAATGGAAGAGATTGAAGACATAAAAGTAGGTAAGTGGACAAGACTATTTATTACTTTAAAAGATGGTACACAATTTTGGGAAGATGGTAATGAGTCAGATGCTACTGATTGGAAGTGGGCAGAACATCAAGGCTTTTATGATAAAGATTGGCTTTCAATAGACGAGGAGGAAATAAATGAAACCTAAATTAATAGACAAAGGGATAACTGTAGCCGAAGATTATATCGCAGGTACAGTTCATGTGGAGTATGATAATACTGATAGCATTCTCCCATTTAAAAACAGAGTTATAGATTGGTGGTTAAGAATACCATCTGAAACTGTTGAAATCTTTGAGATTAAAGATAGACACAAGTGGATTGATAAACAAAAGATTATGAAGGTTGAGAAGTCTATGCAGAATTTAATTACAAGACATTTACAGGAGGAAGCATGATAAGTATATACAGATACATAAACGACATATCTTTAAATGGTAAAGAGTATTTACTTGACGAAGAGAACCAAGTATTAAAATTTACTAATGAAAAACAAGCTTTTAATTTTTTATCTAATGGTGGAGTAGAAGCCAAAGACGAGGAAGAATTAGAAGAGTATGGAATTTATTTTGAAACAGAAGAGGAAGCATGAAAAAATATCGCACAAGCAGCTATGCTTTTACTGTATTTAATCCTAATGATAAAGATAAAGCAGAAGGGTTAGATGAACTAAAAAAGCTAAGAAAAACAATAGCTTACACTAATAAGTTAGGACTTACTAACCATTATGTTAAGTGTCAAGGTAGGTGGGGTAGAAAAAATCCTAACTACAATCGTAGAACAATTCCATTTTGCCCATTAAGACATGCAGTAAAATGGGATGTATATTTTTATAGGATGTAATTATGGAACATTATTATTTTTATCATGATGATATTAAGACTGGACTAAGAGGAGAAGGTTGTGGCTATCGCAAAGCTACTGTTCGTTCTGTTGGTCGCAAGTGGGTCTATCTTAGATTTTCTAATGAAGGAAATTTTAGAAAGCTTTCAATCAAAAAGTGGCAAGATATTTGCCGACAAAAAGATTTTAGAACATGGGAAGGTCATGTTGCAGAGAGTAAAATAAAAAGAAAAGCTCTTGATAAGGGTGTATCTTTCTACAAAAAAAGGTATAATAAAAATATTCCTAAGACTATTGAGGAACTACAAGAAGAACTGGAGGTGGTATGATTGCTTCATGGGTAATAATAGCAATATTAAGTTTAGATGATTTTACTGGTTATGGTATTGATGCTTATGTCTTTGATTTTAAATTTAAGAATTTAGAAAACTGTTCTGACTTCTTAGAAAACAATATTGTTAAACTAGAAAATTACATTGAACAAGAAGAAGGTATCAAGCCTGAATCTTTTGTTTGTTTAGATTATAAAAATTATTTTGAGGTAGTAAATGACACCCGCAAGTTGGCAAGTAGATAGAGAACATAAAGCAAAGCTCTATCAATTTAAAAGTAGATTAAAACAATTAAATATTTCTAGTCTATCTGAACTAGAATACAAAGATGCAGTAGAAAAAATTTACATGGAAGTTTATTATCCAGAAGAAAGAATATGAAATTTGTAATTTATATTGGTAAGTTAAAGACTGTAACTGTTGAAGCAGAGGATAAAGATTATGTTAAAGCAGTTATACTAGATAATGCTAAAACATTTCTTGAAGATATGTTTGATGATGGAGTAATAGAAATTGAACAAGAAAAAACTTAAAGAACTAAAGAAAAGAATTAGACCCATTCAGGTTGAATGGCTAAAGAGTTTGCTACCCCAAGAGGAAGCAGACAAAATTACTGTTGATAATGTTGAGGGCTTATTGCCCGAAGATAATTATATGAAAGGTATTAAAGGGATTACCTTAGTTTATATGTCAGATAGATGGCTATTAAAACAGTTAAAAAAATATCCCGAAATTAAAACTTATACAAAACTAAAAGAGGTACTAAATGTATGAATATATATGTAAGGTTGTCATAGACAATCAAGAAGATGAAATAAAAACTTTTGCTTACTCTACGCTAGAAGCATTTGATAATCTTGTTTCTATGGCAGGAGTGACAGATATTATTTCTGTCGTCAATAAAGAAACAGATGAATCATTTACTTTTGATGGAGACTTAATGGCTCTTAAAGAAGCTAGAGGTAACATCAAAGACGAAGACTTAATTACTAAGGAGTTATATAGATTAGATGGCACAGAGAAAAGAAACAGTCTTAATTAAGCATGTCAAGAAGGCAACTTCTCAGGGCATGGCAGGTCGTGGCAGGAAGATTAAAAAATCTACCAAGCACATGAACAAACATAAAAGACTGCAACAAAAAACTAAATATCGAGGACAAGGGAGATAACGCTTGACACCAAGAATGTTATTCTTTAAAGTACACCTATGGAATTAATGGATAGATTAAAAGAACGAGTAATCAAGAAGCCCTCTCTATCTCCATTTAAGTTGCTTGATTTGGCTCATGCCACAGCCGAGAGAGTGGTTGGCTCAAAACTCTCACAGAATTTTAATAAGCTGAACGGAGGTAATACACTATGGCTATATTAGAAGGCTCAGTAAAATGGGCAAGTATAACGACCCCAAACACAAAGTTTGAACCAGTATATACTGTTGACTTAATTGTTGATGAAACTACTGCTAATGACTTTGCTGCAAGAGGTCATAAAGTAAAACAGCATGATGAAGGTCCTGCTTTAGTTATCAAAAGAAAGGTACATGGTCCTAATGGAATAACCAGACCTGCACCTAGACTCTTAGATAAGGACAAGCAAGAAATAAATGTTGCTGTTGGTAATGGCTCTAAGGTTAGAGTTCAATACAATGAGTATAGTGGTGAGGGTAAATTTGGTCCTTATATAGGACTTGACTTACAAGCTGTACAAGTTGTAGACCTTGTTGAATATAAAAACGCTGATGGTGCTGAACTATTAGCTGATGGCGAGGAGTTCTAATGGAAGAACAAAGACCTTACATTACCATTGATGGTGTTGATGTTTATGTTGAAGATTTACCTGAAGAGGGTCAACAAATCTTTGGCAGATTGCAAAGGCTAAATCAAAAGAAAGCTGCACAGACTTTAGACCTTGAAGAAACTCAAGGAGCTATTAATTATTTCTCTACTAGAATTGTAGATGTAATTAATGCTGATAAGTCTGGTGTTAAGGTAGAGGAATCTGAAACAAAAGAAGTACCATCAGATACTGAAGCACAAGACAGTTAATAACAATTTAGCTAGACTAGGTTTTTTGGACCTCTATATTTATCCCTAGTCTAGCTATCTTATGGAGATAGAATTGAATCAAGACAAAAGTAAATTCGTAAAGCATAGGCAACCTTGTCCTAAGTGCGGTGGCTCTGACCCCGTATCAATTAACGCAGACAACTCGGCTTATTGCTTTAGTTGTTCAACATTTTTTACCGATTATGAAACTGCAAGTGAGGGCAGAATAGTGGAAACAACACAGAAACCAACCAATACATTTTTAGAATCCTATACTGGAATCTATGGCGAACTTACAGACAGAGGCATCTCTGAACAGACAGCTAAAAAGTTTGGAGTTCGTGTTATTAAAAATAGAAATGGAGATATAACGCAACATATATATCCATACTTTAATGGCAATGAAGTAGCCATAACTAAAACAAGATTTGTTGCGGATAAAAACTTTGCGACCAAAGGTACATTTGAAGGTACTGGATTATTTGGCGAACAGTTATACAGAAATACTGGCGGTAAATATTTAACTATTACTGAGGGCGAGTGTGATGCTATGGCAGTAGACGAACTCTTTCAGGGTAAGTGGGCAGTCGTATCTCTTAAACGAGGTGCTGCGGGTGCAGTAAAAGATATTAGAGAAAGCATAGAGTTTGTTGAAAGCTTTGATAATGTTGTGCTTTGTTTTGATAATGACAAGGCAGGTAGAGAAGCTTCACGAAATGTTGCTCGTGTCTTAAAACCCGGAAAGGTAAAGATAATGACATTACCTAATGGCTACAAAGATGCCAATGACATGCTCAAACAAAAAGAATTTCAAGGCTTTACTAAAGCTTGGTGGGAAGCTAAGACTTATACACCATCAGGTATTATGGAATTGTCTGGTCAAAAAGATAACTGGCTTAATAGAGAAGTAAAAGAAAGTATTGCTTATCCTTGGGAAGGTCTTAATAAAAAACTATATGGATTAAGACGAGGCGAGTTAGTAACTCTGACTGGTGGAACTGGACTCGGTAAGTCTTCCGTAACTAGAGAGCTTGAGCATTGGCTAATTAAAACTACTAAAGATAATGTAGGTATCATTGCTCTTGAAGAGAACTGGCTTAGAACTGCAGATGGTTTAATATCCATTGAAGCAAACGATAGATTGTATCTCAATGAGAAACGAGATAGTTATTCCGAAGAAGATTTAAATGCTTTGTTCGATAAGGTAATACAGAAGAACAGAGTATTCATTCATTCACATTTGGGTGCGACAGACATTGATGAGATATTTGCGAAACTACGATACATGATTGTAGGTTGCGAGTGTAAATGGGTCGTGGTTGACCACTTGCATATGCTTGTCAATGTCTTAACCGAAGGCGATGAACGAAGGGGTATTGATAACTTAATGAATAGACTGCGTAGTTTAGTTGAAGAAACTAATGTCGGCTTGATTCTAGTATCGCATTTAAGACGAGCTACAGGCGACAGGGGGCACGAAAAAGGTGTGACTGTATCATTGAGTCATCTTAAAGGTTCACAAGGCATAGCACAGCTTTCTGATTGTGTTATTGCTTTAGAAAGAAATCAACAAGCTACTGACCCTAAAGAAGCTAACACTACTAAGGTTAGAGTATTGAAGTCTAGATATACTGGAGATACTGGATTGGCTTGTGCCTTACAGTATAATACTGAAACTGGTAGATTATTTGAAGTAGATACGGAGGACACATTTGACAATGAAGAAATTGGTTTTTGATATTGAAGCAGATGGATTAAATCCTACTAAGATTTGGTGTATTGTTGCTAAAGATTTAGATGAAGGTACTTGCCGTACTTTTAATCCTAATCAGTTACTTGATGGAGTTGAGTATTTACAAAGTGCTGATGTTTTAATTGGACATAATATTATTGGCTATGATATTCCTGCTATAGAAAGAATAATGGATGTTAAATTAAATGCTAAAGTCGTTGATACTTTAGTTATGTCTAGATTATTCCAACCCGTTAGAGAGAATGGACACAGCTTAAAAACTTGGGGGTACAGAATTAACTTCCACAAACAAGAACAACCTGATGACTTTGATAGTTATACACCACAGATGCTTGAGTATTGTGAACAAGATGTATTACTTAACGAAAAAGTTTATTACACTTTACTTAAAGAAGGAGTAGGCTTTAGTCAGGAAAGTATCGAGTTAGAAACTCAAGTTGCTGAGATAATGAATCAACAAGAAAAGACTGGGTTTTTATTTGATTTAGAAAAAGCCACTATGCTTTTAGCACAATTAAAATCTAGAATGGTAGAAGTAGAGGATGAAGTACAACGAACATTTAAGCCTAAGTGGGTAGATGATAAACTTGTTACCCCTTACATAAAGAAAGACGGCACGTTATCTAAACGTGGTATGACTGATGAAGAATATGAAAAGTGTTTGACCACTAAAAACTATGACCCATTTATGCGTAGAAAATTACAAGAGTTTAATCTTGGTAGTCGTAAACAGATTGGTGAATACTTAGTAGACTTTGGGTGGAAACCCGAAAGATTTACACCTACGGGTCAACCTATAGTTGATGAAGGTACACTTAAAAAGATAGAACACATCCAAGAAGCTCGGCTCATTGCCGAGTTTTTATTATTACAAAAACGTATAGCTCAAATCTCCTCATGGATAGATGAACTACAAGGCGAAAGAGTGCATGGTAAAGTAATACCTAATGGTACAATTACTGGTAGGATGACTCATAGAAATCCTAACATGGCTCAGATTCCGGGAGTTTATAGTCCGTATGGAGAAGACTGTCGTGCTTGTTGGATTGTGCCG